TTGCAAAACAATAAAAAAGTCATCAACACCAAACTATCGGCTGTCAGCTCGTTCTTTAACTGGTCGCTTAAGCGCGGATTGGTAAAAAGCCATCCGTTCGACAAGAAGCTTGACCGGATGAAGGGAGCCGGCGACGAACATATACTGAACAGCTATTTTCTTACATCTGAGCAGATCGCGAGGATACAGAACGATTTATGCACGGGGAAATACGACATTCAGGACCGCATTATATTCAACCTGATGTACGATTCGGCGAACAGGATCGGAGCGATCGCCGAATTGCCTTTGTCCTCGCTGGATCTCGACAACATGCTGTTTGACAAGATCAGGGAAAAGCGCGGATACCGCGTGCAGGTGGTGTTCCTGCGGAAAACAAAGGATCTGATCGTAGAATGGCTCGAAAAGCGCAAAACAATGGACAATTTACAAGTCGATTCTTTATTCATCGCGAAACATGCGGATGGCTATAGCCCGATGTCAAAGTCAACGATACAGAAACGGATCATAAAAATCGGAAAGATCGTCGGCCTTACGGACTTTCACGCGCACTGCATCCGCAAAAGCCGGCTTTCGGCTATATACGACGCCACCGGGGATCTGGTGCTCGCGGCGGAATTAGCCAACCATAAAAGCACGGAGACAACAAGGGTATCGTATCTGCGCCCGAAAAGCAAGATCGAGTTAAGAGATAAACTTATGCTATTGTGCAAATGAGGTGACCCCATGGCGCTTACCGTAAACACAGACACATATATCAGCCTGGCGGATTGTGATACCTATCTCGCCGCCAACTACATCAGCACGGACGCGAAATATGTCGCGTGGGCGGCGCTGACCGACGCGAACTGCGAAGTCCTGCTGCGTAAGGCCGCGCAGACGATAGACCGGCAGCCGCTTGCGGGGTATAAATACATATCCACGCAGGCAATGGCGTTCCCGCGCTATACCTACAGCGAATCCGCGGACGACAACACAAATCTGCATCCGCTGTTACGGGCGAACGGATATTACTGCGACGGCACGGTCCCCGATGCCGTGAAATACGCGCAATGTGAAATAGCGATCGAACTCGCGCAGGGGTCGAACGCGCGTGCGGACATGCAGCGGCAGGGCGTGAAGTCGTTCAGCCTCGGAAACCTGTCCGAAACATATACGGGATCGCAGAACAGCATTATAAGCCATGAGGCGAAGCAGCTGCTCGTACCTTATCTGGGCGGTGGTTTCCGTGTTGGGTAACTACGCGAATCAGTCGCTTACATGGAAACATGTTACGGCAATCAGCAAATATTCCGAGAAGACCTATACCAGCACGACCATTAAGGGCAGAAAAGAAACAGGGCATAAGCTGATCCGCGATGCGCACGGAAAAGAAACCGTATCGTCAGCTCGGGTGTTCACCGAATCGGCCGTCACCGTGGACGACTTGATTGACGATAAGCTGGTCATCGCGGTCGAAAGCAATATATTGTTAAATGGCTCAATCGGTTATTACACGGTGCACTTAATATGAAAACCACACAGGTCACCATTACCGGGCTGGACGAACTGAAACGGAAACTGGCGCAAATGCCTATAAGCGTAAACGCCGCGGCTGAGAAGCAGCTGAGCATCGTTTGCGAGGACTTACGCGGCAAAGCAGCAGAGCTCGCGCCGATAGACACAGGCGACCTGCGCGGGTCATCATATGCGGAGGTAAATGGGCTTGATGGCGTGGTCGGTTTCGGCGAAATTTACGCACTTCGGCAGCATGAAGAGACGCAGCTCAGGCATCCCAAAGGCGGGCAGGCAAAGTTTCTTGAACAGCCCTACGAGTAGAACCGCGACAAATATATCACATCAATCAAAAAAGC